GCACCATAAGCAGAGTTTAATTGAATCTTCTTAACCAACTGAAGATTATAATACTTATCCGCCAACATCTTAGTTTTATGGTCTTTAGTTCTCTCATATTCCTTCTGCAACTTGATCATCTCCTTCTTGTATATCTTTCTATCTTGATACATTTTAGACATCAAAGCAGGGAGAATGCCTGTCTTAGACCTATCATAAACAGAACCATTCGCCATCATAGTTTCGTTTTCCGTTATCTCAGGGGAACATCGTTCATTAAGTAAATCTAAAACTGTAACGTCATCCATTTTTCTCTTTAAAGTTTCAGGAGAAGTGTTCCACTGCATAATGATATGAGGGTATAGAGAGTTCAAATCAAAAGAAGTCACCCATTCATAATATCCTGGTTTAGGTTCTTTCACATAAGCGCCTTCAAAAGGTTGACTTAATTTACTGACTTTAGGGGGTATTACAATTTTATATTTCTTTAGAGCATTAAAAATAATAACATCCCACATACGAACTTGAAAGAATGTATCGTCATAGTTCACTTTAGCATCATAGGCCATAGTCTGAACCATCTCAATGAAGCCGAGTTTCTCTTCAAGGCGAACAATCAACTCAACATCCTTTATGTTATACTCAATAAACTTCTGATAATCTTTCTCATAAAGATCAAAAAGACCTTCATATTCAGAATAGTCTAATTTCTTTTCGCCAAGTTCAACGAAAGCAATGTGATCAAGTCTGTAACTTTCTTGATTAGTGAAAGTAAATTTCTTGTACATTTCAAGATAATCTAAATCAGAAACTCCAAGTATAGTATAAGTCTGTTCAGTTTTATTAGAGACTCTTTGAACCATTCTTTCTCGAACAACACCAAAAGGTGAAAACTTTTTAGATAGTTTTTCTCCCAATAAAACCGTAATTCTATTCACCAAATAAGGAATATCAAAAAACTTAGTATTCCAACCAGTGATTATATCAACCTCAAAACCTGACCAGAAAGTCACGAATGCTTCTAAAAGTTCATGCTCTGAATTAAACTTTTTATAATGTATTTTTTCTTTATGGGGAACGTAATCTTTTAGACCAAAAACATAGTACCTGTTACCATCAGATATAGTGATTGCGGTAACAGGTTCCGATGCCTCTTCAGGTTTAGGGAATCCATTATCTGAAGAAACCTCAATATCAAGATACAATTTCCTAACTAACTTAGGGTCGAATTCAATTTCCTCTGGGTAATTATCAGAAATGTAAGAGTATTCAAAGTTTGCCATTCCATAATAATCTTCTCTAGTAGTCTTTTGAAAACACTTATCTTTAGCTTCTTGAAGGCTTTGAAAGACAATCTTTTTTAGAGGATTGCCGTAAATATCTGTATATTTCGTCAACTCGCCCGCATTACATTTCATAAACATAGCAGGTTGATAAGGAACTTTATCAATGAACCTTCTACCGTTCTCAAAACCTTTTACAAACATTAGATTGTTAACAGAGTTAACACTTGTATAGAAACGCATAAAACCTCTTTTCAATTCATATTATACTAAAATAAAAAAGAAAAGTCAAGTATTATGCTAATGCTGGACTGGTAATAATTCCGCTAGTCATTCTCCTATATTCCGTTTCAATTTGCTCTTGCGCTGTGTAGAATAAAAGTACATCTTGAGTACTAACTGTAAAATTATCATCTTTAGCGAAAAACACCCAAGGGACAAAGGTAACTTTATTTTCAACTGGCAACATAGTAACAGGCTTTTCAACCTTAATTAAAATATTTTGATTGATAGATTCTACCAACTTTGTAAAGTCAGTTTCTGTTCTAAAAATTACTTCTTCGCCTGTTTTTAATCTCATCGCATAAATATTCATTTTATATTCCTTTCATACGTCCATGTTTATCTAAATTCAAAACTTTAACGTAATCAAAATTTGGACAAGTTTTTTCATCCGTAACTTCTTTATGTCCGTGAAAAGTTACTCTACCGTTATATGATCTTTGAATCTCCAAGCATAATTTTCTTAAAGATTCGAATTGTTTCTCTGTGAATTTTTCTCTACCATGTAAACAAATAGCTATTGTTCTTACATTGTTTCTTTTTTGAGCGGAAGGTGTGAGTTCTAAATCTCTACCTTTCTGAATTGTTCCATTCTTTTTTATGAAGTAGTGATAGCCGACTTGATCCCAACCGTTTTCATCTACATGCCATTTTCTAATAACAGAAATATCGTCATGATGTTTCCAATCACTATCACTTGCATGAATAAAAACTCTATCAACTGTTCTTGAAGGTTTTTCAAAAATGAAATCTGAATAATAACTGTTCGAAATTAAAATTGTAAAAAGTAAAATTAAATTTATGTGTACCATCATAATCATAATATATAGGTGAGAGGATTAAACCTCTCACCTTATTTAAAAAACTTTCTAACCTATTTCTAGGATTCTGGGTTGCTCTTCTTCTGGAACAACTCTTTCTAAAGTAACTCTCAGAATACCGTCAGATAATTTAACATCTTTAACGATTAAATATCTTTCCAAAACAAAAGATTTATTGAAACTTCTAGTTCCAATCCCTTTGTGTAGATAGGCAACAGAATCAAGTTTTTCGTTCCCTTTCTTATTTCCTGTAACAACTAAGGTATTTTTGTCTAAGACTACATGTAAATCTTCTTGGGTGAAACCAGCAACAGCAATTTCCAAAACAAATTTATTATCATTATGTTTTAGAATATTGTGTGGAGGGTAAAAACTAGAATCAGCTTTGAAACTGAAACTATCTTTTAAAAAACTGTCAGCAATAGCTAACTCAAAAAATTTAGACATTTGCATAATAACTCCTATATCAACCCCTTTTAAAAAGCAAGTTGAGTAATAAAGACCCGAAAATCGGCATCTTTTGTTTAGTTTATATATCTAACTTAAAAAAGTTAGAATCAGATTTAATGTCAATGTTTACCAATATTATATTTTGTTATTAAATTCCATTCATCTTTTTTTGAGAATGGAATTATTTTTATTTTCTTTATATGAAGTTTATCTTCAATTTTAGATTTATCGACTAATTCAATTAGTTCCCACTCCTCTAAGAGAGAACATATCAAATTTCTTCTTTGTAAATCTTCTTCAATTATTTCTGCATCTTTTCCGTCAAGTTTAAATAATTCTTTAAAATGGACAATGTAGTACTTACCTTTTTTATGTAGAATATGACAAGATTGAAAAAGTTTTCTCTCTTTTATAGATGGAATTCCCATTCTTGTCAAAGTTTCTTTTATCTTCAAAAAATCTTCAGATTTTTTTAATTTAATCTCCACGAATCCTTTTACTATTACTTCTTCTTCCACTTATTCCACCTTCACTCAATTCGTTTTTTATTGTAGATATTTGTTCATCATTAAGTAAAGATAATATTTCAACAGCTTTCTCATTTCCAACTGTGTAATATTGTTTCACAACCTCAACATTCTCTTCAATGTTTGACTTTATCCACCTGCTAAATCTTTTCTTCTTTCTAATACTATTTAGTAAAAAGTCATATTGTAGCTTCTTGTCAAGTTCGAAATATTGATTCATTGTATTGGCTTGCATAATAGTATCTGGGAAGTGTGATAAAGATTTATTAATAATAAAAGAATTGTATGCTTCCTCTATCTTACCATTACTATCTTCAAATAAAACGTTCTCTTTAGTGGTATTTATAGACTTCAAAAAGAACTTGAATGGGCAATAACTCTCTCTGGAATAATCTTCGTCATCAAATTTCACTTCATCTTCAAGTTCTTCAAATAATTTCATTTACAAACCTCATTAGCCATTAGTTCAGTAAGACAAGCAACAGTGTTAATTTCTTGATCAGCAACAAAACACGCCTTGTACTGATATTCCGCAAGCGTTACAACTACTGTAGGGATCGTCTCCGGTTTCATCCAATCGTACATACCATCATAAAGTTTTCTAAAAAACCTTTCAGGGTCAGTATCACCGTGATTAGCAACCCATTCACGCATTTTAGAAAAGTTCTTACCCTTTAGATGTTCAATCAGTTCATCCATAGCGGTATCTTGAGAAACTAAGACATCCCCTGTAATACCTCCAGAAGCACTAGCGCACTGTTGTAACTCGTTCAACACTCTTCTGAAATCAGGAAAGTGCTTCTGTATCAATTTAGCAACAACTCCACCTTCATATTTTACTTCTTCTTTAACTAAAATCTGACAGACTCTTTTATAAAAAGAAGCAGCAATC